GATAAAAAACATATAAGGAACTCATACAAACTTAGTCCAGTAAAGAGAAGTGGGAATACAAATTTTGTTGAGATGACTAATACTGCACCACATTTTCATCTAATAGAGAGAGGACACAGACAAATAAGTAAATCAGGTAAAGAAATAGGATATATAGAAGGTATACACATGGTAGAAAGAGGCACAGAAGAATTTGAAGCACAATTTCCAGCGGAAGTTGAAAAGATGATAGATAAGATGCTTAAGAGGGTAAACATATGATAAATATTCTGGATATAAAAAAATCTATAAATGCAAAGTTGAAGGATATAAAAGATGTAAAAATATATGGAAGTGAAGTAAAAGAAGGATTTGTAAGACCCTCTTTTTTTGTACAACTCTTTGTAGAGAGCAATGATTTATTTTCTTATGATATAACTGAAAATTACATGACTGCTGAAATAGTGTACTTTGGCAAAGAAAAAACAGGACTTGAAAATTTAAAAATGTATGAGCAATTGAAAAAAAGTTTTAGTTTACCTTTAGAATTGAATGATAGAAAAATTTTGCCTCGAAAAATTAGAGCAGATTTCAATGATGTTTTAAGTTTTAGGTTTAATTTAAATTTTTATGATGATGCTTATATAGAAAAAGAGAAATTAGAACCAATAGATAATATTGAATTAGATATAAATATGAAAGGAAAGTGATATAAATGGGATTGCCAGAAATTAATATTACGTTTAAATCCTTAGCTAAAAGTGCTATAACCAGAAGTAGCAGAGGAACAGTTGCACTTGTATTAAAAGATACGGGAACATTTAATAATCCAATAAAAATTACAGATGTTACTGAAACTCCTGCAGGTTTAAATGATAATAATAAGGAACAAATTAAACTAGCACTAAAGGGTGGATACAATGCTACTAAAGAAGTGCTAGTTTTTATTGTTGGATCAGAAGGAAAAGTAGAGGACAGCTTTACATCTTTATTAAATTATAAATGGGACTACTTAGCTATTCCAGAAATAGAAAATCTAGATAAAGATACAGTTGCAACTTGGATTAAGAGTATAAGAGAGAATAAACATAAAAAAGTAAAAGTAGTATTACCAAATTGTAAAGCAGATAATGAAGGGATAATAAACTTTACAGCAGATGAAATAAAAGTAGGAGATAAAACCTATACAACAGCTCAATATTGCGGAAGAATGGCAGGAATATTAGCAACAACTCCACTTAATATTAGTGCTACATATTTTGCACTACCAGAGGTTGAATCTATAAAGTCTATAGAAGATGGAAATAAAGCCGTAGATAATGGAGAACTCATTTTAATTAATGATGGCGAGAAAGTTAAAATAGGTAGGGCAGTAAACTCTTTAACTACTTTAAAAGATGATGTAAGTGAAGAATGGAAAAAAATTAAAATAGTAGATACTATGGATTTAATTTATAACGATATAAGGAAAACCTTTGAAGATAATTATATAGGAAAAGTAGCCAATGATCTTGATAATAAAATGGTGTTTATAACAACGGTAAATAGTTATTTAAAAAGCTTAGAACAAGAAAATTTATTAAACCCTAGCAAAAATTATACTTATTTAGATGTGGAAGCACAAAAATTATATATAGGCAGCAAGGGCATGGATATAGAAAATATGAAAGAGGATGAAATAAAAGAATACAATACAGGTTCAAAATTCTTTTTAGGTGGGAAAATTTCAATATTAGATGCTATGGAAGATTTATATTTTGGATTGGAGGTTGAATAAGTATGGATAATTTTGAAGGTAAAAGAGTTATAAATGGTACCTTTGGATATGTATGGCTAGACGGTGAGCAAATGTCCGAATGTACTAAATTGAATGCTAAAGTAAGTTTAAAGAAAACTGCTGTACCTATGTGTGGGAAATTAGCAGACGATCATAAAATAACAGGTGTAGAACAAAAGGGAAGTATGAAATTACAAAAAATTTCTTCTAAAATGACTAAGAAAATAGGAGAGGCTATTAAACAAGGTAAAACCCCAAGTTTCACAATAATAAGTAAATTGGCTGATCCAGATAGTTTAGGAACAGAGAGAATAGCATTATATGGAGTTACTTTCGAGGAAATAAACTTAATAGATTGGGAAAGAAAGAAAATGGCAGAGGAAACTATTAACTTTACTTTTCTTGATTTTGAGTTTTTAGAAACTATTTAGGTACTGAATTATTACAGTGCCTTTTTTATTCCCTTATTTTATATAGAAGGGAGGTAAATAAACATAGCTAGGATTGTAGATTGTGTAATTAAATTAAAAGACCAAATGTCAGGAACCTTGAAAACTGTAGAAGGTAATATGGTTGCATTTGATAAGAGAATAAATAACATGGGTAAGAGTGCTGGCTCCATAGGAAAGGATATAGGAAAAGTAGGTGGAGCAGTGGAAGGCTTAGGTAAAAAATTGTTATCCTTAAATGCACCATTAATTGGAGTTGGTGCATATGCACTGAAAGCTAATAATGATTTTACAGATTCCGTAGCAAAAGTTTCTACTATTGCAGATACCACGCAAGTACCTATAAATAAGTTAAGAGGAGGTATTCTTAAACTCAGCGGTGATACAGGTATAGCAAGTACAAAAATAGCAGACGATGTGTACAATGCAATTTCAGCAGGGCAAAAGACAGGAGATGCAGTTAATTTTGTAAAAAATTCAACTAAGTTAGCTAAAGCTGGATTTGCTGAATCTAGTGATACTTTAGATATTTTAACAACTACTATGAATGCTTATAAAATGAAGGCTGAAGATGTTACAAAAGTAAGCGATATGTTAATAACTACACAAAATGAAGGTAAGGTAACAGTGGCAGAATTATCTTCCGTAATGGGAAAAGTAATACCAACAGCTGTAGCTTCTAATGTAGGATTTAATCAACTATCGGCTGGATATGCACTTATGACTAAGAATGGTATTAAAGCAGCTGAAAGTACAACCTATATGAACTCAATGTTAAATGAGATGTCAAAAACAGGTAGTACCGCAGATAAAGCTATAAGGAATGTTAGTGGAAAATCTTTTGGACAATTGATGAAAGAAGGGAAATCTGTATCTGATGTATTAGGGATGATGGATAAACATGCTACAAAGAATGGTAAATCTTTAAAAGATATGTTCGGAAGTGCTGAAGCTGGTAAAGCAGCATTAGTTTTAGCTACAGGAGACGGTAAGGATTTTAATGATATGCTAGGTAAAATAAATAATAGTAGTGGAGCAACCCAAAAAGCATTTGATAAAATGCAAACTCCCGCAGAAAAATTTAGAATAAAGATGAATAAACTTAAAAATAGCTTATTAGGTGTTGGTGGAGCATTAGAGCCAACAATGAATGCTGTAGGGAATGTAATAGAAAAAGTGGCTAATAAATTAGCAAGTCTAACCCCCAAGCAACAAGAAACAATGGTTAACTTTGTTATGTTTGGAATAAAGGCAGGAGTTGCTATGGTTGCTATAGGTAAATTAGCTAAAGGTATTAGTAATGGATTTAATAGCTTTAGCAAATTAAGCAAACATATTAAAAAATGTGGTGGAACAATGAAATTTTTAACAAGTCCTGGGGCGAAAGTTGTTTTAATCTTAGCGCTAGTTGCTACAGTAGCACTTTTAGTAATAAAAAACTGGGATAAGCTAAGTAAAATATTTAAAAAAGTAGGAAAAGAATTGAGTAAATTTACTGGAATTGGTAAAAAAGAAATAAAGAAAATAGAAGATATATTTAAAAGATTTGGTAAAAATATAGGGAAACATTTTGGGAAAGCATTTAATGATATGAAAAAATTGTTACCAAAGTTAAAGGGACTTTTTAAATCTATTGGTGATTTATTCAATTTATTAAAACCTATACTCATGCCTATAATTAAATTAATAGCTGTTGTTTTTGTTGCAAAAATAATGTATGCTTTTGCAACAATATCCATTATAATTTCTACTGCTATTTCTATTATTAGTGGAATAATAAGTGGATTAATTTCTATTTTTAAAGGTATTATAGACTTTGTTGTAGGAGTATTTACAGGAGATTGGGATAGAGCTTGGAATGGAATAAAACAGATTTTTAG